TGAGATTCTCGGTGCCATGGTGCTTAGGATGCACTCAACTGTTTCCTTCAAAGTCCCGTAGGACAAGAAGTTAGTAGTGGGAAGTATCTTAAGTCTCCATCCGTGCCGGGGATAGAGAATGCTCTTTATTCATTCTCAGGCGCCACCTCGTTCCGCGTCCCCCTTTGGGGGCTCTCCTTAACTGCAAGTCTACGCAGTGAACTCCAGTATTTGTATACTGAAGACACCCGTAGAGCGAAAGGGTCCAGCTCAGGGCGTACAGTTGCCTTCGTGGAAGGCAACGGGACCAATCCCGCTTTATCAACAGACCTCCATATCTGAGTGATAATAGCTGAGATTTGCACCAAGTTCATCTTGATGTTAAGTCCCTGAAGGTGACGTAGAGATTTCGAATGCAATTCGAGAGAATTAGTCGCCTTAGCTATGGCCTTATTAGCTGCGGCATCCGTCACGGTTGTGACTGGATCCTCAATCTTTTCAGTGAAGAATAAATCTTCCTGATAGTTTTCGAGGCTGGCGATCGCAGGATCCACCAGGCTGCTCTGCACCGCAGTACAGAATGGAGTTAATTGCGCCAACATCGAATCATCCAACGGACGAGACGTGTCAGCACTTTCACTCCATAGCCATTCAGGCCACGTCTTAAACGCTAATCGAGCTCCCAAAACTGGATTCGTCAGAGATACGCAAAGTGAGAGTACCCGCTTGGACAGGGTTGTCCAGCGTGCAGTTCCCACTTTCGAAGCGACTCTGAACCCTCCGCCAAGAGCCCGCACGAAGTTCCCGAGAGTACCCGAAGGGTACCAGGCAGCTAGTGCGCATGCAACTCCGGACTGGGACTGCGCTGCAGCCCAGAACTTTGTTGGCATACCGGACAGGTCAGATCCTTCGTAGAAGAATCTTTTCGCGAACTCCAGCGTTTTGCCAGAGCTCACTAGACTTTTCGCTAACCCGACCTCCACTCCGAGTAACCGGCATAGTGCACGGTACTTCTTGGCTACACGGTCGTCGGCGATGACGATGTCATCTCCTAATACCGCGTATAGGGCAAACCAACCTTTGATGCCCGCGCGTTGTGCGGAATACTGCACCATCGCGTGATGGATCAGAGCGAGCATACCCCACGAGGAGTATGCACCCATTGGCTGACCGACCGCATAACGAAGGAACCTCGTTCCCACGTTTTGCTCCCTCGCGATCCTTAACGGAATCACATAGGGACGATCAACCAATAAGGCTGCCCAAGCTCTTGCGAACTTTTCTCCAAATATACACGCTAGTAGGATCTCCTGGATCTTAATGGGGATACGATCCGTCGCGGACGACAAATCGTAAGAGTAAATGATCTGACGAGAATTTACCCTCTTTAATAGACGCTCGACCGGTTTTAATTGGTCGAAAGTCCCATCTTGAGGTATTGTTTCCAATACACTGAAGAGCCACTTGTGAAGTGGATAAAGAGCCCACTGGGTCCAGCAGTCTACCAGAGCTACTACCCGAACCTTCCCCGCCGCTTCTGGGAGGAGGGCAAGACGTCCGCAGAGGTTCTTACCGTATCCGTGCGCATTCCGGACTTTAGTCCGGTCCGTAGCACGGGCCTGCCGATAATACACGGCAGTGTCTCCCAGCAACGTCCAAAGACTCCTAGTCGTTCCGTAACCTCCCGGAATTTCTTCCAGGAACTCACGTAATAGATTAGACCCTAAGGACGCGAAGCCTTCCCGTGAGGGAGTGGCTGTCCACATCATCGCTGATGAGAACCGGTGCGCGAACGAAGTTGGTGTACCGGATAGCCAGGATGGTACCCTTTTCTCGGCAGCCTTGAGGTCGAGCACTTTCTGCTCGATTTCGGGATCCTCAAAGCGGTCTGCAGAGACTGAAGAGATCACAAACGGCTCGGGCCGTCCGTAGTCTTCGGGATCAACGTCTCGAAGATCGGTGATTAGGTCGAATCTTAGTTTCCCAAGTTCGACCCCCGAGTGTGCTTGAATCCCTGGAAGGAAGGTATTGAGACAGAAGGATTTCCAATCCGCGAGGAAAGGAGCCCTAAGCTCAGAACCTGGACCTAAGATTGATAAGAAATTAGGTCTTCCCTTACAGGGCATCACCCGGTACATTCCGAAGAATGTTAACCAAAGCCGGATTGTCTCTCTGTTTCCAGAACGTATCTGTGTCCGCACGAATGCAGGCATGATACGCGGGAGTCCATCCCGAGACCGGGCAACTGCAACCTTTCCAATCTTTCTTGAATGAAAAGACAGTTGACCTCCGGGTAACGATTGCATCAACGCAACGTTACAGACTTTCAGGTACAGGACCAGACCTCTGCCGCCAGAAGCCTTACCAATGGACACGCACGCCTTTGCGAACTGCGCTAGTTGTATGATTCTTGAGCGAGATACTTTCCCTGACACCAGTCGGATCCAGGAAACTCCCGGTTCCAACCAGTGTCTCCAGACTTTTAAATCTGGACGCCATGAAACAGGTCTCGTGAGGATCCTTGCATTCTTGAGCCGAAGGCTCTGAAGTAAGAATTTCATTTGACGTAATTATATATTACCCTAATTAGGCTGTTTCACCTTCGGTTTCGAGACAGTAACGCAAGTCACTGCTCGGCCGCAGGCGCTCTTGATAGAGTCGGTAAGGTACCGCGCTGGTTTCACAGCAACTACAAGCAGGGTCGTACAGGCCCCCTTTGGAGTCCAACCAAGTCCTTATTCAAGGGAACTTAGCCAGTTCTTATTGCAATAAGGCTCCTCAGATTCCCGTCGTACCGCAGCACTGCATAGTGTGTACCAGCTAACGCTAGAGGCACATGAATCAGTGACGCCGGCCGCATCTGGAGAACGTATCCTCCTTCAGCTTTCAGCTGTCATCTAAGTCATGTCAGTAGGACCGTCACTTAAATACCATATTCCAGGCGTGCCAAGCACGTTCGGGTGGTATAGTGCGAGGCCTAATTACCCTGTGTCTCCCGCAATAAGGAAGACAGAACTGCACTGAGGCAGCTCCATGCTCGCCCCTTCGGTTCCATGTGGGTGAATAATCCACACTTCCCCAACCGGGATAAAGCTTAGCAAGGCTGTCAAGATCTGACCTGTCGGTAACCCAGAAAGGTTCTCACCCTTCTGGATTGTTACACTCTCAAGAGCCGGGTAGGCTCAAGAGTTAACATTTCCACAGACCTCACGATCTGTGCTCCCCAAGCTAGTGCAACATCAGGTGTTCGG